TTAAGTATTGGCATAATAGGAAGTTGGAAGATAAAAACAGTGATCACCGATTCGGTTATGAATCACGCCCACATTTGTAGGGAAATAGGTGGGACAGGTTGGGCTGTAAGGGTTGTGAAAGAATAGAGAACCATCCACACCGGGCAGCCTGCCGCCGCCCATTGCCCAGTCTACAATATCATAATGCTCTTGTGTCGGGGTCATATTATAAATATTTTGCCTGTTGTAAGTGCCGCCTATAGACTCGCGCAGACATACAAACTGCCCCTGCTGTAAAATGATGGCGCGAATGTCGCCGCCATTGCTAACGCGGGCAAACTCACCGTAATCTATTGTAGCGCGATTCATAATCACTGTTGCGACAGCGCGCATACCTATATGCGCTCTGGTTTACCACCAAGGGTATTTTTTATAACTTGAGATGTATCTCAAGCTTGAAATCTAGCGGATTAGAGCCTTTTGGCTTATCGTACACAACGTGGTCGATGAGACCACATAAGAACTCATTTTTGTGCTGCGGATCCAGATTTTCATAAACGTGGTCGATAAATTCTATTGCGGAGGTGATTCTTGGCAGTGTGCTTTCGGAATGTAGTTTTTTCTCTTCCAGTATCTTTATTTTTTCCTCTGCTTCACTGATGAGAGCGTACTCTTTTTCCGTGGCAGCAGCGATTACTTTTCCACGCTGCAGAAAATCCTCGGAGGTGTAAGTTCCTTCTTCCAGTAAGTCATACTGACGCTGGCGCTTTTCCATCAGCTTTTTAATTTCTTTCCTGGCGTTTTCGATGACCTGCGAGGTAAGGTCAATCTCTTCTTCCAGTTCAGCTGCCGGGTCAATGTCGCGGTACTTCCACTGCAGCCCTTCGAGTATGTCTCTGACCTGCGAAATGAGCCGCTCTTCGACGATATCTATGTAAGTGGACATTACGCCTCCACAGCTTTGAGAACAACGCAGGGTAGGCTTTTTCTTGGTGGAGGAGCGCTGACTCATGGTGCGACCGCAGGCGCTGCACTTGATAAGATAGGAAAGGGGATTGCTCAGGTTCCGAGAATAGATGTGCGGTACGATGCGCTCTTTGGCAAGGTCCTGCGCCTTCCAGAATGTTTCTTCATCGATGATGCCCTCGTGTTTACCTTCGTAAATATTCCAGTCTTCGATGGATTTCAGTGTGCTGCCAACGCGGCGCCCGTCTTTATAGGTGAAATCCCGCTTATTCCATGCGACTTTTCCGATGTAAATAGGGTTGTTGAGAATCCTGCGAATGGTGGTGCGCTGCCAGTCTGCTCCATTATGGTTTTTTATGCCGTGGTCTTTTAGGTACCGGGCGATACGGGTATCGCCGTAGCCTTTGTTTACGTAGAGGTCAAACATCAGCTTTATGATTTTGGCTTCCTCTTCCACAATGCAAAGGGTTTTGTTTTCCTTGCGGTACCCGAACGGGGCATTAGTGCCAATATAATTGCCGGCGTTGAGACTTGCCTGTTTTCCGCGGGCAAAACGGCGCTTGATGGTGACAAGCTCTTTTCGGGCGAAAAATGCCTTGAAGTCGAACATGTCTTCGTCTGTCTCATCGGAAAGGTCATAGGTTTTGTCAGGCGTGATGATGCGAACATGTTTCCTCTTGAAGAGATTCAGTATGTAGCCCTGATCCTGCAGGTCACCGCGACCAAGTCTGTCGATGTCCATGACAAGAACCGCATCGACAAGTCCTTCTTCGATGTCGGCAAGTAGTTCCAGCATCATGGGTCTTACTGCGATGCTGTCGCCGGTCTGCACTTCTTTATAGACCTTGACAACGTTCAGGCTTTTCGCCTTTGCCAGCCGGTTCAGGGTATCGTGGTGCCGGGCAAGAGTCACTTCGATGGGTTCATCGAGGTGCTGCTCGTCTTTCCTGGACTTGCGCAGGTACATGTATGTGTTCCATAGTTCCATTGGTTTCATGGTGGACTCCTCCTTGAGGGCATTTTATGAAAAAGGATACAAAAATACCTCTAAAACTTGATTTTTAAGGGCTGCAATGACACAACATGATTGCTTAAGTTGAGTTGTGTTGTGCAGCTCCGCTTCCATGTCCTCACGGGACTTGCGGAGGTAGATGGAGTATAGGTCGTTAGCGAGGTTAGGGTGCATGGGTGGTCTCCTAAAGGGTTACTTTATGGTTAGTAATGATTTCCAATGATAGGGGAAATCAAGATGATTTCGGCTGATGTACGGCGTGTATTTTTTTATCAGCTTATCTAATTGTTTTAAAACGTCATTATTCCATTTATCTTTTTCAGGATACATCAGTTTCAACATATAAAATTGAGCAAAAAGTCTACGAGTAGGCACGTAGCTTTCACCTTTTGGCATTTTCGGCATTGCAGGGAATTTTACGTAATATAATCTTGAGTAATGAGCGCACCTGTTTCTTAAGTCTGTTAAACAACGTAACCAACTGTCCATAGTTTGATAGTTTACACCATAGAGCGACTTAGCTAATGCCGCTTTATCAGGGTTACTCATTCCTCGATAAAAGTGAGAAAGCATTCCGATCGAGAAAAATTCAATGATTACCCATAATGGGAATTTGCCATTATATTTTTGTATATGGTGCTGTACAACAAGAGTCTTGCTGTTTTCGCTTATACATGATGTAACGTGCTTAGAGAAAAGGGCGTGATTGTGTTTTTTGTTGTATACCTTTGGGGACATATAACCATCAGGTCCATATTTATGTACGTGGTAGTATGACACTTGTGTTTTGAGAAAGATTTCAATCTGCTCAATGGTAGATAGAATTAACTTTCGAAGTTCTTTGTCAAACTCATAAATTTCTGCGATTTGCGAAAAGGGAATGTTGTAAATACATTTTCCATCAGGACCTTTATACGGCAAATAATAAGCGGACAGTCTATAATAGTTAATTCTTTTCAACAGATTAAGGCATTGTTCGCGATTATCTATGAGGATATTCTTTTGTTCGAGTAATTCAATCTGCTCCTCAAAAGTAGTTGCTTCTTTTAGTTTCATAGTTTCTCCAAAAAATAAATGTGCTCCCATTTGACACATCATTGAGAGGTGCGGGAGCTTCTGTTAATACATAGTATATGCGAAATCTCCCAAAATGTCAATGGTAAAAAATGTATTTATACAGTTCAGCGTGATGCGCAGCAAAGTGATTCACCATTTTGCCAACCTCCGAAAATAGACCCTATCAAAATAAATCTTAATCCCATATACTTATAATCGTGTATCTACCTTGGAGCGCTATTTGAGTTACTTGGCAATAAGTAGATAAGTCGAACCCTTTTTCTCTCGATGAATTAATCCATCGGATTCTAATTCACGAATAATTTTCTGGATATTATTTTTGCTATGAGAGGGCAGTAAGCTGTAAATATCTTTTTGGAGAAGTTCTCCGCGTTTAGATGCGATTAATGATAAAGTTTCTTCTTTAAGCGTTCTCATTTCTTCCCAATATGCTATGCGACTATCGATAGTATCTTTATAAGAGAATACTTCACTATCTGAGTTGTGCATATACTCCCATATATCTTGGAAATAGATTTCGCCGCCTTTTCCTTTTTGATAACAGAATGTCTTAAGGGTTTGGTATAGTGTCAAAGCTTCTTTGGCTAAATCTATTGCAGTGTCGTAATCTTGTGCTTGAGTGGCTGCACTGTACTTTTTTTGCATCTCAGCTTCTAAGAAGTGAATTTGGCTACCCCATTTTTCCTCAAAATCAAAGGATAAATCCTCCTCTCGAGGAGTGCGACGGTATTTTGGATTTGGTGATGCTTCTTGCATTTCCTTGACTTTTTCAAGATCTCTTTGTTGCTGCTCGGTTAATTCAGGGACAGAGAACTGAATGCTGCTGGCTATCTCATTTGAAAGAGTTTTGATAGCACTGTCTATATCGAAACTTTCATCGTTATTTTGATGTTCTTTATTCAAGTGCTTCTTTGAAGCTTTATTTTGTGATTTAAAAGCATGTAAACAAAGCAAAAATCCAATGGTAATACTGACCACCATAGCAAGGATATCATTTGGTTCTCTTTGATTCGTGAAAATTGCTATTATTCCTACTAAGAGAAACATAACGCCAAATACAATCTTTAATATTTTCATAAATATTTCCTCATCGGTATTTTTAATTTAAAAAGTGGCGGAATTTAATATATAATTAGCATATTAGCAACCTTGACAAAAATTCTAAAGTATGACTAAAAGGAGGAACTAATATGATGAATTATAAAACAGAGGTATACAGATTACTTGACACATTAGACGATATTATGGTTTTCAAGTTCATTTATGATTTCTTAGTCACGGTCAAGGCTGCTGGTGTGAGAGGGCGGTAAGCCCTCTTTATTTTTATTCCAGTTCCAGCAAAGAGTCGATATACCCATAAACTCTTTGCCGTTGTTCTTCTGGCAAGGAATATATTTTTTTTGCATATTCTGTAAGATATTTATCCATCAACATATAGGCAACAAATTCACCATTTTGTTCTAAATTATCCCCCAAACCTGTTTCAAGAAGTACATCTCCAGATGTATTTAATATGCGGGCAAGTTTTTTTATTTTAGCTACATCTGGTTTCCTTTTTCCGGTTTCATACCCACAATAGGTACTTTTTGTAATGCCCATCAAATCGGCAACTTGCTGCTGCGTATAGTGCATATTTAGACGCGCTTTTTTTAGTTGGTTGGAAAATCCCATATGTTCACCTCATTTCAAGAGTATCTTAACACTGGGTTGGCGGAGAGTCAACTTTTTTTAAAAAAATAATTGACAAGTTGGCGAAATGCGGATACAATTATAGAAAAGTTGGCGAAACGTTAACAAGGAGGTGAAAGCATGTACGCAAACTTATTGGGTCAAAAAGCATTTTATCATCTTACCGATCAGGATATGGGAGACATTATCGGGGTAAGCCGTAATTCATATAGTCAAAAAATTCGAAGTGGGAGATTTTGGCCTAAAGAATGTCAGGCTTTTTGTAAGTACTTTAATAAGTCATTCGATTATTTGTTCGCGACAGATGATGATAGTGCAGGAAGTCCAATCTATAAAAAGTAGATGATTTAGAAACTTGAAGAGGGAGGTGAAAGCAAATTGAACATACCGGAAAAATCTATGTACTGCCTGTGGAACCATTTAGAAAGTTTTCATAGACAAGCTATGGATAGAAAAATAGCCGACTTTGGAGAACCATGCTCAGACTGCAAGTACTGGTTAGACTGCGGCGGAGATTGGATTTCAAAAGTCGGCAATACAAAACCATCAGATTTAGAATTTAGCGTGGTTCGTTGGGAGCCGAGATAAATACAGGGCATCTGCCGTATTCATCAAGGTGTGGACAATCTTCTGAGTAGTCGCAGAAATATCCCACCTTTTTGTAGCCGGGGCTGAGATTACCAAGGATATGAATCTCAGATGTTTCGACACGAATACTTTGAGGCGACTTTAAATATGGGCATTGACCTGTATAAACAAAAGAATCATATTTTGCCATTTGCATTCTCCTTTCTTAACTACTCGACCACGGCAATGGCCTGTGTATCCATTATAAAACAAGGCGGGGAATCGGACAAGTAAAATGAAAGAGAATTTGAGAAGGGGGTGAAGGAATGGATATTGAGAAAGAAATCAGGCAAATCAAAATGAAAGTAGACGACTTGACGAAATCAAATCACCTACTAAGGATTTGCATTAACGTGCTTAGCATAGCGCTTTTGATACACGTGGGAGACGAAATCATCACAAAATTGCTTAATGGATAATTGTGTAAATAGTTGCAGCAAGAGTTGCGGCTACAAGTACGATATTAAGCCAAGATTTGCGTGATTCGGATTTTAATCGTGCAGAGTCATTCTCGTAGCGCTTTAAATCTTCTTCATGCCAAACTTCGGCTTTTTGTTGATTTTCGATGTGTTCTTGATGTTGGACATCAAGTCGCTTGTTTGTTTCCTCTAGGGAACGCATCGTATTAGACATTAAGTCGATAAGCGCATCCAGCTTTGCCCCTTCTGGCGTAGTAGGATTGCGAAGATATTCTAATGTTTCATCAGATATTTCAAGGTCATTCTGATGAATGAGAGAATTGAGAAGTTTTTCCTGATCTTTGATGGATGCCATAATAATCTCCTTGGTATTGATAAGGAAATTATATCATAGCAATAAATTGCGAACAAGCATAAGGGAGAAAGGCGGACCGGAAAAAGTTTTTACAAAAATAAAAGACGCAGGATAAAAAGGAATTTTTAAAGAGGGAGGTGAAAACGTGTGAACAGGAACGTGGCAATAAAAATCAAGGCAATGGAAAGAATTGAAACGCTCTCAAAGTTTAGAAGAGAACTTGCAGAGTCGTATCAGAAAAATATAGATGCCGAAGAAAACGCAATATTGTCTGAGAGTTATTCTAAGCTTGAGAACGCTGTACAGACTGTATTTGATGCGGAAATCAAATACCTATCGAAGATTTGAGGAGGGGGTGAATAACTGTGGAAATTGTCATAAAGATTGATGCAAAAGAAGCGGCTGACATTGTAAAAGAACTACAAACTCAGCCGGATGTGAATCATATTGTAAATGTTATTCGCTGTCGTTTACAAGAAGCTCTTGAGCAAGAATCTTAGTATATTTTTTAGACAATGAGAGTACTTCAACAGCGATATTGAGATAAACATCTTCCTTTTGTACATTTTTTAGTCTTGTTGCAAGGGAGTCCATCTCAGATTCAATTAGTGAAGAGAAAGATGCATCAGCTCTTTTACAAGCGTCTTGGAAAAACTCTTGATTCATAAAATACCTCCTTATTTAACTACTCGACCACGGCAATGGTCTGTGTATCCATTATAAAACAAGGCGGAGAATCGGACAAGCAAAACGAAAGAGAAATTGAGAAGGGAAAGGAAGAGATGAGAGTGGTGGATTTTCTAAAGTTGTCGATTTCGTATGAGCCTGAAAGAGTTTTGGCGGCAGAAATATATTTACACACTTTCCGCCGCCATTGGTATATTTGCTGAATAAGGAGTTACGCTTATTCGTTAGAGATTATATCACAAAATCCAAAGCAATTGCAACATTGTATATGATAAAAGTCGTATTAAACGAGATATGACATCAAAGTGGTCTAGTATCACAATCGTAGAGTCAGGATAATGTCTGCGATAAATACACGAGCAAGGTAGTACTCTGAAGCATAGGACAAAGTTCTTTGCTCATACGATAAAGAAAGGAGGGAAACCATGGTCAGAACTGTCTCAGACTTAGAAGGATACAAGTATAAAGTCGTTCACGACTCGGGAGATGTTACATATTTTAACGAGCTAAAGATATCTGATTCACTTAGCGAGATAATGAGCCGGTGCTGGGATAGTCTGTCCGATGAAGTGAAGAGAGAAATTAACAGTAGAAAACAATAGAAAGGAGTACAGTATGAAAAAGTACAAAATCAGGAAGTTTAGTCCCATTTGGTGGACAGGCTGGAGCCTGGCATGGGCAGCCGGCATTGCGATGCTGTGGATTTGCCTTTGTGGTTGGGCGGCAATCCCGGTTTGAAAGTCAGTCCCGGTAGTAAGAGATTGCTGGCCAGAGCAAGTAGTGGAAACGGACAAGCCTGAACCAGCAGAAGGAATCTATACGCCATCAGTGCAGGAGATGATAGTGCGAGCTTGCCGGGAGCACGACATCGAACCGGATATTCCGCTTGCAATAGCAAGACTGGAAACAGGAAACTTTACCAGTGCAGCCTTTACCGAGTGTAACAATGTCGGCGGTATGAGCGTTGATGAAGTGCCCATTACATATGACAGCTTGGAAGATGGCGTTGACGCATTCGTAGGAAATCTGGCCAGGAATTATTTTGGCAAAGGATACGATGACGTAGAGAAAATTAGCAAGAAGTATTGCCCGGTCAATGCGGAGGCATGGGCGGAAGCAGTGCAGGAACTGATGAGAGAGGAGAACGAGTTATGAGCTTGCTAGAAAGAATGACGATTAATGAACTAAAAAATGCCATTTGGATGGATAAAAACGGGATGTGCCCTGTTGGAGGGTTACCTAGAGAATGGTATGAGGATGAACTCGAAAAACGCACAGGAAGTCGAAAAGGATATCACGAGGAGGAAGAAGCATGTCAGAACAAAAAATAAAGACCGACTGCGAAGCAGCCGATCCTATCAAACAATCTAATTGTACCATACTTCGGCCAGGTAGTAAAGGAACATTTTCTATAGTACACATTTACCGTGCACCCGATAAATCAGGGATCCTAGCAGCTGTCGAAGAAGAATCCGGAAAATGCTACGTGGGATATTTCAGTACCGTAAAAAGGAAGTGTCGTAGAGCAGATTTGAGAACAAAAGGCAATGAAAACGTTTCGATTAAGAGGGTCAACCCGGACACCGATGACTGGTGCGAAGCCCAAGAACGACTGAATGTATACGCTGAGAAACTTAATTTAATAGAACTACCGCTGACTATAGGCGGAGAGATTTAAGGAGGAGACTATGAAAGTTATCATTGAAATGACAAGAGAAGAAGGAAGACTTGCAGTAAGTAGCGGAGCGCTCCTTGCGCTGTTAAACGAAGAAGAACCAGTGCAGAACGAAAAGATGTGCTGCAGCTATCCCGATACATTAGCAGCGGTGCCGGAAGTAAAACCGGAGCCTGCTGTAGAGCCAGCAGAAAATGTGCCTGGCAAAGTAGAACCGGCGCAGCAGCCTGATCCGGCAAGCCCGGTGGCAAAACCTGCAGGGCAGGCCATTGCACCGGCTGCGCCGATTGCAACAAAGGAAAGAACATATAGCCTTGATGAGCTTGCGACTGCCGCAATGGGGTTGATGCAGCAGGGCATGCAGCCGCAACTGCAGGAACTCTTACAGCAGTTTGGGGTAATCGCCTTACCGGAGCTACCAAAAGGACAGTACGGGGCCTTTGCTACGGCGCTTAGAGGAATGGGGGCACAGATATGAGTCATGCGGAAAGAAGCCATGCAGTTTTAAGTGCATCGAGTTCTCACCGATGGATGACCTGTCCTGGAAGCGTGCACCTTGAGCAGCAGTTTCCAGATACCACATCTGAAGCAGCCAGAGAGGGTACGCTGGCACATGAACTGGCAGAACTCAAACTTCGCAATTATTTTTATACGAAAGAGTGTGGAAAGCGGAAGCTGAACGCGGATATCAAAAAGCTGAAAGAAAATCCGCTTTGGGACGATGAAATGATGGGATACACCGATGATTACCTGGACTATATAAAACGTCTGGCGTTGAGTTTTGACGCAAAACCCAGCGTCATCATCGAGGACCGGGTGGATTTCAGCCGGTGGGTGCCGGAAGGGTTTGGCACTGCAGACTGTATCTTAATCTCCGGTGATACTCTTTGCGTCATAGACCTTAAATATGGGAAGGGCGTAAAGGTTGATGCTGAGAGAAATCCGCAGCTGCAGCTTTATGCGCTTGGCGCCTACGCTGCCTACGGAATGCTGTATCCAATCAAACGCATCCATATGGCCATCGTACAGCCAAGGCTTTCTTCAGACGCATCAGAGTGGACGTGTACGACTGAAGGACTGATGGTATTTGCAGATTGCGCAGAGGCGGCTGCAAAGGAAGCTCTGAAGGAAGACGCACCATTTCATCCGGAGGAAAGTGCCTGCAGATTCTGCAGGGCAAAGACGCAGTGCAGAGCAAGGGCCGAGCATAATGTAAAGCTGGCGTTCTTCACAGACAAGAAGCCACCGCTGATTACCAATGACGAAGTTGGGGCGTTTTTGAAACAGGGTGAAGATGTGGCGAAGTGGCTGGCCGATCTGAAAGACTATGCTCTATCACAGTGCCTTGCAGGAAAAGAGATTCCTGGGTGGAAAGCTGTCGAGGGCAGGGGATCCAGAGACTGGATAGACATGGATACCGCCTTTGCGGCGCTTACAAAAGGAGGCATTAGCGAAGCGCTGCTTTGGGAGAGAAAGCCTCTCAGCCTTGCGCAGGTGGAAAAGGTCGTGGGCAAGAAAGAATTCACTGCTATCGCAGGTGAATATGTCATAAAGAAGCCGGGAAAGCCGGCGCTGGTACCGGAATCAGACAAAAGAGAAGCCATCACAAATATAGTAACAGCCGAAGAGGCATTTAAGGAGGAAAAATAAATGGATATGACAAATGTAACAACAGGTAGAGTAAGATTATCATTCGTGCACGTTTTTAAGCCGTACGCTTTTCAGCCAGGCCAGGAGGAAAAGTACAGTACAACCGTGCTGGTACCAAAAACAGATGTGGATACAAAAGCAAGAATCGATGCAGCTATCGAAGTCGCAAAGCAGAGAGGTGTTACCGACAAGTGGAATGGTGTAATGCCGCCGATTGTTCCGACTCCTATCTATGATGGAGACGGGGTGAAGCCTTCTGATGGAACTGAGTTCGGCCCAGAATGTAAAGGGCATTGGGTATTTACAGCAAGAGCCAGCGTGGATCATGCCCCTGAAGTGGTTGATAAGATGGGGAATCCAATCATCAACCAGTCAGAAATGTATAGCGGCGTCTATGGCAGAGTGAATGTGACTTTCTTTCCATATGTCTACGGCGGCAAGAAAGGCATTGGCTGTAGCTTGGGTCCGGTGCAGAAACTGGAGGATGGAGAACCTCTTTCCGGAGGGGCGCCGAGTGCAGCGCAGGCGTTTGGCAGTCCGACGCCGGTTACACAGGCGCATCCGCAGATGTCCGGCGTACAGATTGACCCAATTACCGGAAAAGCAATGTAATTTGTGGGAGCAGAGTGCTCCCGTTTGTAAGGAGATTCGAGGATGGTACATCTTAGTATTGATATTGAGACAAAGAGCAGCGTGGATATCAAAAAGGCAGGAGCTTACAGATATGCTGAGGCGGAGGATTTTGAAATCCTCCTCTTTGCCTATCAGTGGGGCGAAGAGCCGGTGAGACTGATTGACCTAACGCAAGAGGAAATGCCGAAAAAACTGGTTGATGCCCTGAATGATGACAATGTGGTTAAACACGCGTATAATGCAGCTTTCGAGTGGTACTGCCTGAACAAGGCGGGATATAAGACGCCGATCGAGCAGTGGCGATGCACAATGATACACGGTCTTTACTGCGGGTATCCCTCCGGGCTTGAGGCAGCAGGAAATGCAATCGGTCTTCCGCAGGATAAAAAGAAGCTGATGACAGGAAAGGCGCTGATTAAATATTTCTGCACACCTTGTAAGCCCACAAAGACGAATAGCGGCAGAACCTGGAACTTGCCGCAACATGCGCCGGAGAAATGGGAGCTGTTCAAAGAATACTGCGTGCAGGACGTTGTAACCGAAAGAGCTATTTTAGACAGGCTATCGTTATTTCCAGTTCCTGAAATGGAAGAGCGTCTTTGGCAAAGGGACGTCCTCATGAACGCTTATGGCGTAAATGCTGACAGCAAGATGATAGACGGCGCGCTGCAGATTAACGATATTAGTGGAGAAGTACTGCTTCGGGAGGCGGCAAATCTGACCGGGCTTGATAATCCAAATAGCCCGGCGCAGCTGCTGCCCTGGCTGACAGAAAAACTCGGAAAGGAGATTCCCAACCTGCAGAAAGCAACAGTTGGAGAACTGTTGGCAGAGGAGCTGCCTGAAGACGTGCGCAGAGTACTCGAGATTCGCCAGCAGCTTGGAAAGACGTCGATTAAAAAGTATGTCACCATGAAAACCGCACAGGGTGAAGACGGACGTATCCGTGGACTAATGCAGTTTTATGGAGCTAACAGAACTGGTAGATGGGCAGGGAGACTGGTGCAGATGCAGAATCTCCCGAGAAACTATATTTCCACCCTTGACGGCGCAAGAAACCTGGTCAAAGCAGAAAACTACGCTGGGGTCAAAATGATTTACGGCAATGTGCCGGATACCTTATCGCAGCTAATCCGAACGGCGTTTATCCCTTCAGAGGGGTATAAATTTGTTGTGGCGGACTTTTCTGGCATCGAGGCGAGAGTCATCGCCTGGCTTGCAGGAGAGACGTGGGTGAATGAAGTATTTGCCACGCACGGGAAAATCTATGAAGCGACAGCATCTCAGATGTTCCATGTGCCAATTGAAAAGATATCGAAAGGAAACCCTGAATACAGTCTACGGCAGAAGGGAAAAGTCGCAACACTTGCGCTCGGATACCAGGGCGGTACTGCAGCACTTGAAGCAATGGGTGCGCTTTCGATGGGGCTTAGCCAAGAGGAACTACCGGATATCGTGAGCAGATGGAGGCAGGCGAACCCGCACATTGTAAAGTTGTGGGCAGACGTTGGAGCTGCAGCTGTATCCGTAGTAAAAACGGCACAAACAGAGGTAACTCACGGATTGATTTTATCGATGGAAGGCGATTTAGTTTACGGTCAGACATTTATGACCATACAGCTTCCCAGTGGTAGAAAGCTATTCTATCCGCAGCCATCATTGAAAGAAAATCGGTTCGGGCGAGAGGCGGTGCATTACTATGGGCTTGGTCAGAACAAAAAATGGGGAGAGGAATCGACCTACGGAGGAAAGCTGACAGAAAATATCGTACAGGCAATCGCAAGAGATTGTTTGGCGGAGACACTGCGCAGAATCGATGAAAAAGGACTGCAGGTTGTTTTTCATGTGCACGATGAGGTTATCATCGACGCACCGATGGACGTGACGGTAGATGAAATCTGCGGCTTGATGGCACAGTCTATCTCTTGGGCGCCAGGGCTCATCTTAAAGGGCGCAGGATTTGAAGGAAGCTATTACATGAAAGATTAGGAGGCAGGCATGCAAAACGATAAAAAAATACAAATCAGCTTGGGCGCTAGCAGGAAGACCTCCTACTGGCCTGCAGCGGATATGTATTGGTCAGAATTTATTACCCGCTTAAAAACACCAGTCAGAGGACCGGAAACCTTAGAGGAGTATCTAAAGTTTGCGAAGTCAAAGCAAGATGAACTAAAGGATGTTGGCGGCTTTGTAGGCGGGATATTTTCTGGAGACAGACGAAAGGCATCGAACCTCATAGGACGCGACCTACTGACGCTTGATATGGATAACATTCCCGCAGGCGAGACTGATAATATCCTGCGCCGGGTAGCAGGGCTTGGCTGCGCGGCTGCCGTTTACAGTACAAGGAAGCACGCAGGTTATGCGCCAAGACTCCGGGTGATTATTCCGCTTGACCGCACTGCGACAGCGGACGAATATGAACCAGCGGCAAGAAAAGCAGCGGCTATTATTGGCATTGAATTTTGTGATCCGACCACGTTTGAAGGCAGCCGGCTGATGTATTGGCCAAGCTGCTGTGCAGACAGCGCCTATATTTGTGAGGCTTACGATAAGCCGTTCTGCAGTCTTGATGGACTTTTGGCCATGTATGAAAACTGGCAAGATGTTACTTCTTGGCCACAGGTTCCGGGCAGTGAAGCGATAGAAAAACGTCGGGTAGCAAGACAGGAAAACCCGCTGGGAAAGCGCGGCGTTATCGGGGCATTCTGCAGGTGTTATACCATCACCCAGGCAATGGAAACTTTCATCCCCGGGCTTTACGAAGAAACTGCGATAACCGGCAGATATACCTACACAGGGGGCTCCACTGTGGGCGGCGCAATCCTTTATGACGACGATTTGTTTCTGTATTCACATCATGCAACGGATCCTTGCAGCGGTCAGCTGGTGAATGCCTTTGACCTAGTAAGACTACATAAGTTTGGAGACAGAGACGCTGAGGCAAAAGATGGTACGCCGGCAAATAGAATGCCGTCATTTACGGCCATGAGCCAGCTGGCGCTGGAAGATGAAGCTGTAAGCCAGCTGATGACACAGGAACGTATCAAACAAGCAAGAGAAGCCTTTGGTGCGCCGCAAGAGGCGACAGAGGAAGAAAATCTTGATTGGATTAAAAGGCTGACTAGAGACGGCAACGGAAGATTTGAAAAGACCATCAATAATGCTGTAACGATACTGGAGCATGACCCACTGCTGGCGGGAAAGATCGCCACAGATGAATTTGCAAGCTGCGGCCTTGTGATGGGAAAAGTTCCGTGGGATAGCCGCAACGAAAGACGACGCTGGGAAGACGTGGACTACGCAGGATTCTATAACTACATGGAGCTGTTTTACGGCATCACGGGGAAAGAAAAGCTGGACAATGCACTTTTAATCGTGAGCAGCGCAAATAAAATTAATGCTGTTAAGGAATACCTCGACGGTTTGAACTGGGACGGAAAGAAACGTCTTGATACACTGCTACCTGATTATCTAGGGACTGAAAATAATGCCTATACCAGAGCAGTCATGAGAAAGTCACTGTGTGCAGCGGTAGCGCGTGCGGTAAACGGTGGGATAAAGTATGACTATATGCCTATTATCACCGGGCCGCAGGGCATCGGAAAAAGTACTTTTTTAAGACTGCTGGGAAAGGATTGGTTTTCAGACAGTTTAACGACATTTGAGGGAAAAGATGCAGCGGAGCTGATCCAGGGCACCTGGATTAATGAAATCGGGGAGCTGACGGCTTTCACGAGGCAGGAGACTCAGGTAATCAAACAATTTCTTTCAAAGACAGATGATATATACCGGGCTGCCTATGGCCGTCAGACGAAAAAGTATCCCCGCAGGTGCGTTTTCTTCGGCACGTCTAATGACAGTGAGTTTTTAAAAGATCACACGGGAAACCGCCGGTTTTGGCCGGTAGATGCGGGACTGCATGCACCGACAAAGTCTGTTTGGCGGGATTTGCCGGAGGAAGTTGACCAAATATGGGCTGAGAGCTATGCGTACTATCTGTTAGGCGAAGAGCTCTTCCTGGATCCAGAGGTTGAGGCACTGGCGCAGGTCCAGCAGGATGAACACCGGGAATTTACCGGAAGAGAGGGCATGGTGATTGACTTCCTGGAGCAGCCTGTACCAGAGAGCTGGAACCAAATGGGGATATCTGCAAGAAAGATGTATCTTGCAGGTAGCATGAATTTGGAGGATGTTACTTTAGTACCCCGGGATAAGGTGTGTGCACTAGAGATTTGGGTAGAGTGCTTTGGCGGTGATATAAAACACATGAAGCGCACCGATAGCGCCGAGATAAACGCCATTTTAACGAGGTTAAATGGCTGGAAGCGAAATAAGAGCGGAAGGCGGTATGGACCGTATGGAACACAGCGTGGATATGAAAAAGTGTAAACAAAGGTGTGAACAATGGGTGTAAACAAAAAAAGTTTGTTTACTGGAAAAAAATGTAATGTAAACAACGTAAACATTCATGTTTACACCCTTGTTCACGGGATAAGCCTCTAAAAATCAATAGTTATAACTATATGTAAACAATGTAAACAAACTTTCTCTAATAAAGGTAAAAATAAATAAAATAGAGAGTATACAAAAACGCCTAATGCGCCTAATACGCCTGTTTGTGGGTGTGTATACGCGTGCGCACACGCGAGGAGGTTTACAGAAAGGAGAACCTGGTGCAAGAATGAAAGAGCGAGATATCGAAAAAATACTGGTCAGCGAAGTGAAAAAGCTAGGTGGTCGTGCTTATAAATGGGTCAGCCCAGGAAATGATGGCGTGCCAGATCGAATTGTCATATTTCCGCAGCGAATGCCCATCTTCGTCGAACTAAAAGCTACTGGCGGTAAACTTTCCCGGCTGCAGGAGCTTCAGATTATGCGGCTATCTGAACTTGGCCAGGACGTTAGGGTAGTAACCGGCGTCCACGGACTGATTCTGTTCTTCAGCAGCCTGGGACATCAGGAGGTATCTTACAAGTTGCTGAAAAAGTACGAAAGCGAGGTGTAAGCTATGCGGTTTAGCCCACATGACTATCAACGATATTGCGTCGAGAAAATTTTAGAAACCCCAAAGCTGGGGCTGTTTCTGGATATGGGCCTTGGCAAAACCGTAATTACCCTGACTGCAATCAGGCAGCTGATGTATGACCGATTTCAAGTGAGAAAGGTGCTTGTCATTGCCCCTAAAAAAGTGGCAGAAGGCACGTGGACCCTTGAAAAAGACAAATGGGAGCACACAAAAATACTTCGGGTATCGCAGGTACTTGGTAGCGCAGCAAAACGCATTAAGGCTTTGCACACGCCGGCAGACATCTACATAACCAACCGAGAAAACGTTGTATGGCTTGTGGACTATTACCGGAATAATTGGCCGTTTGACATGGTCGTTGTAGACGAGTCCAGCAGCTTTAAAAACCACAGCGCAAAGCGGTTCAAGGCCCTTGCCGGTGTCAGCAGCCACGTTGACCGTATGGTGGAGCTGACTGGTACGCCTTCCCCTAACAGTCTCGCGGATCTATGGGCGCAGATTTACTTACTGGACGAAGGGCAGCGCCTTGGCAAGCGGTATACCCATTTCAGGGAACGATACTTCCAGCCGGACCGATTCGGCTATACTGGCACAGTGTACAGCTATGAGGCGAAGCCTGGCAGTGAGCAGAGTATACTGAATCAGATTTCGGACATCTGTGTCAGCATGAAAGCGGGAGATTATCTGCAGCTTCCGGATATCATCTACGACGAGGTGCCGGTCGTGCTGGATGCAAAAGCGGCAAAGGCATACCGAGATATGGAGCGGCAGATGGTACTGGAGCTGCCGGAGGACGAAGAGGAAATCTCTGTTACCAGTGCAGCTGCCCTTTCCAACAAGCTGCAGCAGCTGGCCAATGGCGCAGTTTACGATGAAGACCATCAGACTCATGAAGTGCATAGCTGCAAGATTGAGACTTTCTTGGAATTGATTGAGTCATTGCAGGGCAAGCCGGTTTTGGTGTTTTATAGCTTTCAGCATGATAAAGCCCGGATTCTGGCAGCGCTTGCCTCGCAGAAACATCTTAGAGTGAGGGAGCTTAAAACCACGCAGGATCAGGCTGACTGGAATGCGCGGAAAATCGACGTCCTGCTTGCGCACCCTGCGTCTGCTGCCTATGGGCTGAACCTGCAGGCGGGCGGAAACCATGTTGTATGGTTCGGACTTACGTGGAATTATGAGCAGTATTCACAGGCCAATAAAAGGCTGCATCGTCAAGGGCAAACCGAGAAAGTCATTATCCATCACCTAATCACCAAGGATACCCGCGACGAGGATGTCATGGAGGCCCTGCAGCATAAGGACGATGTCCAGAACTGGGTGATGGAGAGTTTGAAAGCAAGAATTAAGAAAATACGAGAGGAGAACCAGAAATGAGAGTATACATTGCCGGGAAAATTACGGGAGATCCCGCATACAAAGAAAAATTTAGAGACGCCGAGGAAGCACTTGCCGCAATCGGTCACGAAACCATTAATCCGGCTTGCCTGAGTCTTCCTGCCAGCTGTACGTGGCATGACTACATGGCGATAACGTTAAAGATGCTGGAGCTGGCAGAAGTCGTCTGCTTATTGCCAGAATGGAAAGAATCGCCCGGGGCATGTGTGGAATATGGCTATGCGGTGGCTAAGGGAAAAGAGGTTGTGCACGCAAGGCATATTTTGCCTGAGTACGCACTAAATGCCGAGGCAGCAGCTTGTCCCCCCCCCTAAGCCAAAGCAGGAAGATAAAAATAAGCGAGGCGGCAGCAGAATCGTTGGAACAAGGATTTGCCCTATATGTGGCAAAGAGTTCACCGCATATGGCAGACAGATCTTCTGCGGTCCGCAGTGCAGAAACTAAAAATTCTCACAGGGTAAATTCGGGAGCGAAGCGCAGAGCAGAAAACACGCCTTCGGCGGGTAGCGCAGAGGATCCGGTTAAGGATTGTCCGAAAGACTGCAGATATTTGGGTAAAGGAACACGCATGAAGACCTGTGATTATCTCTTAATTACCGGAGTAACAAGAGGCTGCGAAGTTCGCCCAGGCGGATGCGACAGGTACGAGAAGAATGGAGGACAGGCAGATGAAAAACTTTGAAAAAGATAATTTTAAATCCGCGGACACGGGGATTGTAGGATTCATGATCCGTGTCGATGACGACAGGCAGCTGCTAAGGTTTTGTAGAGATGGGATGTGCACTCTATGCTTGTTTGCACCGGAGAACTACCAGCGCAAGTTTGGAGCAGCGCAGCAAGGCTGCTATCGAAACAAGATGGATTATCTCTACAGGGACGTAGAACAGTAATTAAAGCAGCGCAGAAGGAGGTAGCATGGAGGCAAAGCAGTTTTTAAAGCAGTATCAAAATATCTTGACGGATATCAGGATCCTTGAAGCGCAGAAGCTGGAACTTGAGAATCTGGCGATGAGCGTGACTGTCAGCGCTGATGGAGAACGTGTACAGTCTTCCGGACGAAAAGACCGCATGGCAGAACTGGCCGTAAAGATTGCCGATGCGGAACGAGGGATTGTAGAGCAGCGCACGCAGGCATTCCATAAGCTGCGGGAGATTGAAAGCGTGATTAAGCAGGTCCCATATGAACGGCAGCGTATTGTTCTGCACACGAGATACATAGAGCGAAAGACCTGGGAGTCAATTGCTGCTGAGCTGGATATCTCTTTGAGGAATACCTATGAGCTACACGGCAGGGCGCTTAAGTCTATCCAAAAGATTTTGTAGGGGGATCATTGTTTTGCATGTTTGTCCTGTGATATAGTATAAACTGCAAAGAGACAATGAGAATTCAAAAAAAAAAAGATTGGAGGTAACTCCTTAATTCACAGTATCTAGTGCGGTCTCTTTGCTATGGATCTCCTTATTTTTTTATAATAGCTGACACAGAGCGCTGCTGCATAGTGGCGCTTTTGTTGTTGGCAAAATATGTCGAAAGGTGTATAATCAAAAGAAAAAGGAGGTAACTGAAGAATGAATCAAGTGAAGGATAAAATACAATCTTTGTTAAAAGAGGGATACAAAATTGTAGGCAATGGTCCGATTGAGGAAATTGCTCAAGATTATTCTGGAAGAGTAAGCAGCGAACAATCGTTTGCCATTATTTTTGAGTGCAAGGGGAGGCCTAGAGAATTTGTGAAAATTCCTCAAGAATATAGAAAGTATATTTTGGATTATATCAAAACATTATAGTGATACAAGAGCTCTTAGAATCATTTGAATCTAGGGGCTTTTTGCTTGGAGTAAAAGGAGGTGAGCCCGGTGGCGAAATTAACAACAAGACAGCAACGGTTTTGTGATGAATACCTGATTGACCTTAACGCCACGCAGGCGGCTATAAGGGCGGGATATTCTAAGAAGTACGCAAACACAAATGCGTCTAAACTACTACAAATTACTACAATCAAAGCATATATAGAGCAGCGTATGGCAGCGAAAGAGTCAGAATTGATTGCAAGCCAGGATGAAATTTTAAAATATCTGACTTCTGTTCTGCGCGGTGAAAGCCTGTCTACCGAAATCGTAATCGAGGGACTCGGAGATGGCATGAGCGAAGCCAAAACAATGACGAAAGAACCTTCTGAGAAAGAACGGCTAAAGGCAGCTGAATTGCTGGGTAAGCGATATGGCATTTTCAAAGATAATATCAGCGTTGGGACTGTTCCAATCGTAATAAAGGACGACGTGCCAGATGATGCGTAAAGATGTCAGTATGCTGGACCTGATCGGCGCCGGATATGGCGACTTTTGGAACACGAAAAAGAGGTATCGCATTTGCAAAGGGTCCCGAGGTTCCAAGAAATCGAAAACAACAGTGCTATGGCTGATTAAATCAATCATGCAGTATCCGCTAGCCAACGCCTTATGCGTGAGACGATACCAAACAACGCTGCGTGACAGCGTATTCAGTGATTTAAAATGGGCTATCAACAAACTAGGAGTTGATAGTTTTTTTGATTGCACTGTTTCACCGATGGAGATTAAGTATATCCCTACAGGACAAAAGATACTGTTTCGTGGTTTAGACGACGGCATGAAGATTACGTCTATATCGGTACCAACGGGAGTTCTTTGCTGGGTATGGATTGAAGAGGCATACGAGCTGACCAACGAAGATGATTTCAATAAGCTGGATATGTCTATCCGTGGTGAATTGCCAGAAGGATATTTCAAGCAGATTACAATGACCTTCAATCCCTGGTCTGCGACTTCGTGGCTGAAGAAACGCTTCTTCGATGAACCAGATCAGAACACTTTCACAAAGACGACAACGTGGGAATGTAACGAGTGGCTTGATGAGGCTGATAGGGATATATTTCGCAGCATGAAAGAAAAGAATCCTCGGCGTTACCGAATTGAAGGTGCAGGGGATTGGGGTATTGCAGAAGGTCTTATTTATGACAGATTCCGGATTGAGGATTTTGATTTAGAAGAGATAAAGAAAGTTCCGGGGATTAAAGCGGCTTTTAATTTGGACTTTGGATTTACTGACCCGAACGCCTTTGTCTGTGAATTGGTAGACAACACGGCGATGAGGATTTATATTTTCGACGAATGGTATCAGACCGGTGTGACAAACAGAGTGATTGCACAGCAGATTAAAGATATGGGATACGGCGGGCAGCGGATTATCTGCGACAGCGCAGAGCCGAAGTCCATTGCAGAGCTCAATGAAGAGGGAATCCATGCGATTCCTTCTAGGAAAGGGAAAGACAGCGTAAATCATGGAATACAGTTGATTCAAAACTATGAGATAGTGATACATCCAAGATGTGCGAAGTTTTACAGTGAAATTCAAAACTATTGCTGGGAGCAAGATAAAAACGGAAAACTGACCAACAAACCAGATCATGAATTTTCGCATGGCATGGACAGTATGCGATATGGCGTCAGCGATTTGTTGCTGCCGAATACATTCAGCTTCGATTAAGTGAGGTGTTATTTTGATATTCAGAGATATGATAAACAGAATCGTGACGGGGGGAGCCGGAAACAATGTGACGACTCCAGCTTTTTTAGCCCACGAAATCAGGATTTTCCGCCAGAGTAAAAAATTTAAAATGATGCTAGATGGCGTGAACTATTATGAGGGGCTGCACGATATCCTGAACAAGAAGAGGACTGCAGTAGGAGTAGGCGGTAAGCTGGAGACGCTTGAGAACTTACCGAATGCAAAGCAGGTAGACAATCAGTACAAAAAGATGGTAAAACAGAAGACCAACTATCTCGTTGGAAAGCCATTTTCTGTGCAGTGCGAAAATGATAGTTATGTAGACTTGTTAATGCAGTTCTTCAATAAGCAGTTTTTTAAGCAGTTAAAGAGTGTGACGAAAGATGCATTAAACTGTGGCATAGGGTGGATTTACCTGCACTATACAGAATCCGGAGAATTGTGTTTGAAGAGGTTTAGACCTTTTGAGATTATTCCAGGGTGGTCCGATGTTGATCATACGCAGCTTGAGTACGTCATCAGAGTTTATGAAGTAAACTCCTTTGACGGTCGGAAAGAAGAGAAGATAACGAAAGTGGAGTATTATACGAGAAATGGTATTGACTATTTTGAGTATCACAGCGGACAAATGGTATCCTGCGCCCCGTATCACGAGAATTACTTTGTAATTGGAAATGAAACATACAATTGGGAAAAGCTGCCTTTTGTACCTTTTCGCTACAATGATGAAGAACTACCATTGATTGCAAATTGTAAATCTCTGCAGGACGGACTGAACACAATTTTATCAAACTTTCAAGATAACATGCAGGAGGATATGAGAAATACAATCCTCGTGCTGGTTAACTACGACGGAGAAAACTTGGGCGAGTTTCGCCAGAATTTAGCAACCTATGGCGCTGTTAAAGTTAGAACCGTGGAAGGAAAAGAAGGCGATGTTAGAACATTGCAGGTGGAGGTCAATGCGGAGAACTACAAAGCGATAATTGAGATTTTCAAGAAAGCGATTATAGAAAACTGCATGGGTTTTGATGCGAAGGACGAGCGAATGTCTGGTACTCCGAACCAGATGAATATACAGAGTATGTATAACGATATCGATTTGGATGCAGCGGACATGGAAACAGAGTTTCAGGCAGCAATGGAGGAACTCCTTTATTTTATAAATCTCCATTTGGCAAATACCGGACAAGGAGACTTCGAGGGTGAAAATGTAGAAATCGTATTCAATACAGATATGCCGATGGATGAGTCTACGACGATTCAAAACATTAGCGGCAGCGAGGGTATTTTGTCGAAAGAAACCTTGGTCGCAAATCACCCGTGGGTGTCGGATCCACAGAAAGAACTCGAACTGCTGGAAAAAGAGCGGCAAAAGCAGATGGAGCAATATGCAGGCGCTTTTGGCAGCATAAATGACCCTGGTGGTGATGGTGATGAAGAATAGTGCTTACTGGCAGAAGCGATTCGAAATCCTTGAAGAGGCACTCGGAAAATACGGTGAAGAAACCTACAGAGGTGTGCAACCGTATTTTGACAAAGCCCTCAGGGAAATCAATGCTGATATTGAAACCTGGATTTATCGCATTGCCAAGAACAACGAAATTAGCATGAAAAATGCTAGAAAGCTGCTTGACGCTGGACAACTGGAGGAATTCAAGTGGACTGTTGAGGAATACATAAAGTACGGCAAAGAAAACGCTATCAATCAGCAGTGGGTAAAGGAGCTTGAAAACGCTTCCGCAAAGTTTCACATAAGCAGATTGGAGGCACTGAAGATAAAGGTGCAGCAGTCCGCGGAGAAAGCTTTTGGAAATTACCTTGACGATGTAGATACTATGGCAAGGAAGGTCTATGAAGAGGGTTATTATCGGTCTGCCTTTGAGCTACAGCGAGGTTTAGGCGTAGGGTGGAATATCTCGTCAATCGACGAGAAAAAACTGTCAAAACTGATTTCTAAGCCTTGGGCGGCAGACGGAAGGAATTTCTCTGACCGTATTTGGCAGGCGAAGAATCAAATGGTGTACGACCTTCATAGCGAACTGACCCGGGCATGCATCTTGGGCAAAGGTCCTGATGAGGCTGTCAAGAATTTAAGTAAATACGTGGATAAGCGCTTCAAGAATGCAAAAGTGCAAGCTGGCCGGCTCGTAATGACAGAGCAGGCCTTTTTTAGTGCTGCAGCGCAGAAAGACGCATTTAATGAGCTGGGTGTGGAAGAGTATGAGATTGTAGCGACGCTGGATTCTCATACATCGGAGATTTGTCAACAGCTTAACGGCAAACACTTCCCGATGAGTCAGTATGAACCCGGAGTTACAGCGCAGCCCTTTCATGTTTCGTGCAGGTCAACCACTTGCCCGTATTTTGACGATGAGTTTACCGTAGGCGAGATGAGAGCAGCACGAGGTGAAGACGGGAAGACCTATCAGGTGCCGGGAGATATGACGTATCCTGAGTGGAAATCACAAAATGTCATAAAAAATATAAAATTACCGAGTGACATGGTGGAAGATAAGGGCTTATCGGAAGACATAAAGAAGGGAATAGAGCAAGCCATCAACAAAGTACAGTCTGAGTATAATGTGAGAATTGACGAGGTTGCTTACAAGGATCTTTCGTATTTTGGTAAAGTGCCACTGCAATTTGCCCCAATGAGCACTGGGCAGGATTTTAAGACTCAACTTGTGATTAACAGTAAGTATGACTGGAATGAAAGCCTTGACGCTTTAAACGACAGGATTTATAATAGAAACTACCAGAAAGGACTTCTTGCGGGAAAAAGTTTAGAAGACTTAATTTACCACGAAGCTGCTCATTGTATGACCTTTCAGGAGTGCCAAACTTGGGAGGCATTCAGAGAGATGGAAAGACAGATACGGAAAATGTATGTTTCTGGGATTTCAGCATATAATGAAAGCTGTCGAGATGGAGCGGAATCTATTGCGGAAGCTTTTGTACGAATAAAAAATGGTGAAGCTGTGCCAGATGGCGCGAAGCTTTTAGTGGAACTTTATGTTATGAGGTGGAAACGATGATAGTAGTTTCAATATGTGCAGACTGTAAACATTTTAATCATGATGAGAAGGTTGATGATTCTAATAAAAAATACACTTGTGGGGCGTTTCCGGACGGAATACCTTTAGAATTTGTTTTTAGAACAGATAAAGATAGTCGGTGCAGTGAAACGGTTAATTTTGAACCAGAAGAGTGAGGGAAGAGAAAAATAAAAAGTTTATTAAGGACTACCAAAGCGGTGGTCCTTTTATATTGTCGTCTTTTAGGCGGGGATTGAAATTATATTGCCCTGGATAAGGCGTAAAAGTGTCCAGCCGAGGGAAGTGAACCCGTAAAAAACGTAGGAGGAAAAAAGAAATGAAGAGAAAGTATTTGGAAGATTTAGGCTTGGAGAAAGACGTGATTGACAAAATTATGGAAGAAAATGGAAAAGATATCGAGGCAGCAAAAGGAGAGCTGGAAAAGATTACGAAAGAGCGTGATGACTTAAAGAATACCGTTTCTAATCGTGATAAGCAGCTGGATGAGCTGAAAAAGTCCGTAGGAAGTGCTGAGGATCTAAAGAAAACCATTGAGCAGTTACAGAAGGATAATCAGGCAATCAAAGTAGATGCTGCGATTGAAAAAGCCTTAACGGGAGCGAAAGCGAAGAACCTAACTGCAGTTAAGGCGTTACTAAAGGACTTGGATAAAGCGGAGCTTCTTGATGACGGTACAATCAAAGGACTAGATGCTCAGATTAAGACTTTAAGAAGTGCTGATGATAGCAAATTCCTCTTTGAAGAGGAGAAGAAAAGCAAGCCCAACATTAGAGGGGCTATTCCGGGAGAACCGGGTGATGGTAAACCAACACCAATCACAAAGAAGGGGTTTGATAAGATGTCTTACAAAGAAAGGCTGAATCTCTACAATACCGACAAAGAAACATATGAGGCTCTCGCAGGGACAGCGGGAGAATAAGAAAGAGAGGAAATATTATGGCTCAGACAAAATTGACGAACTTAATCAATCCGGAGGTTATGGCAGCGATGGTTTCCGCGAAGCTGCCGAAGAAAATCAAATTCTCACCGATTGCGGGAATTGACAACACACTGAAAGGTCAGCCGGGAAATACCATCACAGTACCGAAATATGCGTACATTGGTGATGCAGAGGACGTAGCGGAAGGCGTGGCAATGGGCACAACCGTGTTGACTACCAGCACTACACAAGCGACTGTAAAGAAAGCAGGAAAGGCAGTAGAACTTACGGACGAGGCAGTACTTTCCGGCTATGGCGATCCGGTAGGAGAAGCAACCAGTCAGCTGACAAAAGCTATCGCAGCAAAGGTAGATAATGATTGCTACGATGCATTAGCAAGTGCAAGCCTGATTTATGACGGCTCAGCAGCAGCAATCAGCTATGATGGCGTTGTAAAGGCGGTTGACTTATTTGAAGATGAATCGGATACACCGACTAATAAAATTATTTTTGTAAATCCGAAACAGGTAACTACACTGAGACTTGATGATAACTTCAAGGACAGAAACAAATATCCGATGGATGTTATTATGACGGGAACAATCGGATCCATTGCAGGCTGTCAGGTTGTTCCATCTAAGAAAATTGTACTAGGTGAAGATGGCGTTTATAAAAACCCGATTGTAGTAGTAGATGCTAAAGACCCTAACGAAGACCCTACCGCAGATGGTGTTGAAGAAGAGGCTCCGGCATTAACAATTTACATGAAGAGGGATGTAATGATGGAAGATGACAGAGATATTCTCGCAAAGACCACTGTAATTTCTGCGGATGAACATTACACTGCGGTCTTATCCAATGATTCTAAGGTTGTTTTGGCGAAGTTTAAAGCGTAGGTGATGAAGAATGCTATTAAGAAGACATAAACAGGATCGTTTAACGAGAACTTCCGAGCTTGAAAAACCAATGGATTTGGATGTAACCCCTAACGAGGCTGCGAATGATAGTTCTCAAGAGGCTAACAATGCTCAGAATGTAGTTTCTCCAGAAGACGCACCGGTGCCGGAGGAAGATAAGAAAGTCGGTGATAAGAGTGGACCTACTGGAAAAGGTAAAGGAAAGGCTTAAGACTTTTGGATACGAAGTCACTGAAGAGGATTCTCTTGCTCTTGCATTTGGAATTGAAAAAGTGGCACAGTCCATTAGAAATGAATGCAATCAGCCAAAAGTTCCGCAGGAACTTGAATATGTGCATATTGATTGGGTCTGTAGTGACTTTCTCGAAACAAAATATAGCTTTGGGTTGCTGAATTTGGAATCACTGGATCTCGGTGAAGCGCTGGCATCTGTCAGTGAAGGCGATGTCAGCATTTCATTTGATAACGCATTATCAGACGATGCAAAGTTTCAAATACTGCTAAAACGACTCAGTGAGACAGGAAAGGATGAGCTGCTATGCTTCAGAAGATTGCGCTGGTAAAGAGAAGAAAAGCCATCGAGCTGCTCTACGAAGGCACCTGCACCATTACAATTTACGAGCCCTACATGAAACCAAACAAAGCAACGGGACATCGTGAGATTATCTTGCTGGAAGATGAGCCGTGCAGACTTTCCTATAGCAGTGCACCAGCGGCAGAGAAGACAGAAACTGGCACCAGCAAGCAGCAGGTTATCAAGCTATTTTTGGCGCCGGAAATTGAAGTTGCCCCAGGCAGTAAAATCACAGTTACTCAAAATGGTGTGACGCAGGATTATTGCCGAAGCGGACAGCCGGCAGTGTATGCGACTCATCAGGAAATCATGCTTGATTTGTGGAAAGGATGGACGTAATGGGACGAAACGGCGGATGTGATTTTTCGGAACTTGAAGCGTTTCAGCAGAAGATGGAAACTTTGGCGAACAATATGAATGCCAATATTGAAGTTTTAGCGAAACAGACTGCGGCATTATTGCTTGCGACAGCCATTAAGCGCACACCGGTGGGCAGGTATGACGGCAAGGCTTATGTTTGTGAAGGCAAACTGCATCATAAGGGGATGCGTAAGACGAACGGAAATAATGGCAGCACTTTGAAAAAAAACTGGACGTCAAGAGTTTATCGGAGTGGAAATCTGATAGCATTGGAAATTGAAAATCCTATCGAATACGCTAGCTATGTGGAGTACGGACACCGAACTGTAAACGGCGGCTGGGCTCCGGGTCACCATATAATGAAATTCTCTGTTGAGGAGGTACAGCGTAATGGGTTTCCAAAATTGGAAAGAAAAATTCAAAGGTTAGTGGAGGCAGCGCTGCGATGATTGAACAGATTATTAACGGTATCCTTGCCGCTATCAGCGAAGAATTTGGTGAGGAATACACTCTCTATACTGAAAGCGTGAAACAGGGCATGAAAGAGCCTTGTTTTTTTGTACTTTGTATTAGCCCAGGAACAAAACTGTTTCGTGGTAGGCGGTATTATCACGAAAATCAGTTTGCAATCCAGTTTTTAACTGATGCGGAGGAACCCCGAACAGAATGCGCAGCTGTAGCAGAGAGATTATTCTCCTGTTTGGAACTGATTACCGTAGACGGGAATCTTATGAGAGGCACAGATATGAATGCTGAAATTCCTGACGATGTGCTTACCTTTACGGTAAGTTATAACTACTTTAGCTACGTGGCAAACACCGAAGCGACTATGGAAGTATTCGAAGGAACCGAAACAGAGGTGAAAGGATAAAAGATGACAGTAAAGAAGAAAGCACCGGAGACGCAGGAGGTTTTTACAAAAGAAGCCCTGCTTACTTCCGGCTATTTTGATAACAGAAAAGATGCTTTAGCTGTGCTGATTGAGGATGGCGAGTCAATTACCATCGCAGAGGCACAGACAAGGCTTGCAGAATTTTTGAAAAGGAAGGTGAAGTAAATGGCATTTGGCGGAGGAATTTGGACTGCGCAGGATAAGGTGCTTCCGGGCGCGTATATCAATTTTATCTCTGTTGCTGCAGCTGATGCAAGACTGAGCGAAAGAGGCTATGCAAGTATGCCGTTGGAACTGGACTGGGGACCCGATGGAGAAATTTTTGAGGTGACAGCAGAAGATTTTCAGAATCGGTCTCTTTCTATCTTTGGATATGATTATACCCACGAGAAGCTGAAAGGTTTGCGGGACTTATTTGCTTATGCGAAAGTTTTGTATGCTTACAGACTGAATAGTGGGGAAAAGGCAGCGTGCAGTTATGCTACTGCAAAGTACAGCGGTGTGCGAGGCAATGACCTGAAAGTGATCATTACTAAGAATGTCGACGATACGGACAAGTTTGACGTGTCCGGCTATATGGGCACTTCAAAGCTGAGCACACAGACTGTCGCAGCAGCAAGCGAACTGAAAGACGATGAATTTTTCGTCTGGAAAAAGGACGCTGCGCTAGCAGAAACAGCAGGGACATCTTTAACCGGCGGGACGAACGGAGATATAACAGGAGATACTTATCAGAGTTATTTGGACAAGGCTGAAAGTTACAGCTTTAATGTGATGGGTATTGTTACCAACGATGAGAAAACAAAGAAACTTTGCACGAACTATGTGAAGCGCATGCGCGATGAAATAGGCGTGAAGTTCCAGCTGGTTATGCACAACGCGCCGGCGGATTTTGAAGGTGTGATTAACGTAAAGAATGTGACAACGGATGCGAACTGGCCAGAGGAATCTGCCGTTTACTGGGTGACTGGGGCTGCTGCGGGCTGCGCGGTGAATGCATCCAACACAAACAGAACGTATGATGGAGAGTTTACCATTGATTGTGATTATACACAGACACAGCTTGCTGGTGCAATTAAGGAAGGGCAGTTTACATTCCACAGAGCAGGTGCAGCAGTCAGAGTATTGCAGGACATCAATTCTTTCGTTTCTTTTGAGAATGAGAAAGGTGAACTCTTTGCGGACAATCAGACCATCAGAGTTATCGACCAGATTGCAAATGATGACGCAGTGCTGTTTAACACCAAGTATCTTGGTAAGGTGCCAAATGATGAAGCGGGAAGAATCAGTTTGTGGAACGATCTTGTAAAATCCCGAAAACTGCTGAATGATATCAGGGCAATCGAAGGCTTTACCGATGCAGATATCATAGTGGGTCCGGGAGAATCTAAAAAATCCGTCTTGGTGTCACAACAGGTTACCGTCATTGGAGCGATGGAAAAGCTGTACATGACAGTAAAAGTAGTATAGGAGGTAAACGATGGCGATTAACAATATCAGAATGCGCGGCAAAGACGCAATTCAGGCGGCGATGGCAGAGTGCTATGTAACAATCGGCAGCGATCGGTACAATTTCATGCAGGCACTTAACCTAGAAGCAAAAATCGAAAGAACAAAAACAGAAGTTCCTATTTTAGGGAGACCGGGAAAAGGCAATAAAACCACAGGTTGGAAGGGAATCGGTTCTGCGACTTTCCATTTCAACACGTCCATTTTCCGGAAAATCGCAAAGCACTACAAAGAAACCGGAGAAGATATCTACTTTGATATCCAGATTTCTAACGAGGACCCAACATCGGCTGCTGGAAAACAGACCGTAGTTCTCACCGACTGCAATTTTGACAGCATTATTCTTGCCAAATTCGATGCGGATGGAGAATACCTGGATGAGACATTTGACTTTACATTTGATGATTTCAGCATGCCGGAGGAATTTAAAATACTTGACGGCATGATGGCTTAAGGAGGCAGTATATGAGTGAATTTTCAAGGTTTATGAAACAAAATCAGATTAAAAAAGAAAATACAACTTATCCGGCGACGGAAAGTCTGGTTGACGAAGACGGAAAGGCACTACTCTGGGAAATTCGACCAATTACAACATCGATGAACGATGGAATTGTAGATGAATGCTCCTATGAAGTGCAGGTGACCGGAAAGCCGGGGCTATATAGAACAAAAGTAAACCAATCAAAGCTGAAAGCAAAAGTCATTTGTGCATCGGTGGTCTATCCAAATCTGCACGACAAGAAACTGCAGGATTCCTACGGTGTTAGTAGCGATATCGAACTGATTAAGGAGATGATTCCAACATCTGGTGAATACAACAGATTCGTTGAGTTTATCAATGACTTTAACGGATTTACATCGATGCAGGAAGACGTGGACGAAGCAAAAAACTAATTGAGGGAGGCGATAGTGATGCAGTGTTTGCACACCATTGCCTCCAGGAACTGCATATAAGACCGTCGGAATATTTACAGATGGGCAGGCAGGAAAAAGCCTTTGTAATCGCATCTATTGAGCTACGGGCGGAGAGTGAGAAAAAGGCGACAGAAAAAGCAAAGAGAAAGAGAGTATAAAAGATGGCTACAATTATGACACAAATGTACCTGAATGACAATATGACAGCAGGTCTTCGCAATATTAATACTGCCCTTTCTCGTGTAATTGGCTCCCTTGGTTCGGTAGATGGGCAATTATCTGGTGGACTTGATTCTGGGGCACTCAGGGCAGCGCAGCAGGAATGCGATATGCTGAATGTAAAACTTGAAGAAATGGCAAATGCTGCAGGTCGTATTCCGGCGCCTGTGCGGCAGACTGAGAATGCCTTTGATTCTCTTACGGGAAAAGTGATGGGATTTGTTTCCGCCTATGCAGGAATACAGGGAGTCAAACGCTTAGTAGCCCTTTCCGATGAAGTGACTCAGACTACTGCGCGACTGAATCTGATGAATGACGGACTGCAAACAACGGCAGAATTGCAGAACAAAATCATGGAATCAGCAAATCGCTCAAGAGCCTCGTTCTTAACGCAGGCGGATATCATAGCGAAACTGGGGCAGAGGGCGCCAGATGCGTTTTCTTCCAATGATGAAACAATTCAGTTTGCGGAAAACTTGAGCAAGATGTTTGTTGTTGCCGGCGCCAGCCAACAGGAAATGGCGTCAGCATCGTTGCAGTTGACGCAGGCGCTGGGTTCCGGCGTACTGCGCGGCGAAGAGCTGAATGCTGTATTTGAATCGGCGCCGAATGTTATTCAGACCATTGCGGATTATTTGGGCGTGCCAATCGGAGAAATTAGAGAGATGGCGTCAGAAGGTCAGATTACTGCCGACATAGTCAAGCAAGCAATGCTGGGAGCCACAGAAGACATCAATGCACAATTTGAGAGTATGCCGATGACCTGGGCGCAGGTTTGGACACTGACGTGCAATAAACTGATTGCTGCCACGCAGCCGCTACTTAGCGTGATTAGTTTTCTTGCACAGAACTGGGATTTTTTACAGCCTATTGTGCTAGGCATAGCTGCCGCAATTGGAGGATTAGTTGCGGCACATTTGGCGTATAATGCGGCGGCTGCAATTTCATCTACGTGGACAAGTATTTGCGCTGCAGCACAAATGCTGAGAACCGAAGCAACATTTGCAGAAACAGCTGCTCAATACGGACTTAATGCAGCACTGCTCGCTTGTCCGATTACATGGATAGTTGGTGGAATCATTTTATTAATTACCATGCTATATGCGATTGTAGCAGTTATCAATAAAGTAACAGGAAAGTCCATTAGTGCTACAGGTCTTATTGTCGGAACGATAGCAGTGGCAGGAGCTCTCATAGGAAATATTGCGATTGGAACAATTAATGGAATTTTGCAAGCTGTTTGGGCTTTTGTTGAACCGTTTATTGGAATTGTGGAATGGATTTTAAATGTCGTAGACGGTGGATTTGATAGCTTTGGAGGAGCCGTTGCAAATCTCATTGGACAAATTATATCTTGGTTTCTGTCATTAGGAAAAATCGTGACAACAATTATTGATGCGATTTTCGGCACAAACTGGACAGATGGCTTAAATGATCTGCAGAAGAGTGTTATTTCCTGGGGTAAAAATGATAAGGCAATAACACTGGACAGAGAAGCTCCAAATATTGATTATCGCTTTGACTATTCCGATGCTTGGAACTGGGGTTATGGCAAAGGGTCAAATCTCTTTGGTGGCGGTAATGATGAGACGACAGAAGGTATACTCAGTGCAGCAGATAAAACCGCTGCCAATACTGATAAAATCGCCGATGCTCTTGACATTACCAATTCAAACCTGAAATATATCCGTGACTATGCTGCCGAAAAGGCGATTAACCGCTACACAGCAACAGAAATCAAAATCGACATGACAAACAACAATAACATCAATTCTGATGACGATATCGACGGCATCGTAGCTAAACTGAAGGGTAAGCTGGAGGAAGAAATGATTTCAACTGCAGAGGGGGTGCACTAAATGTATTATCTCTATCTGAATAAGATACTCATGCCGGTGACGCCGGAAAAGGTGCAGATAAAGGTGAAAGGCGGGAACCAGACTATTAGCCTGATTAACGAAGCTGAGGTCAATCAGGTCAAACCCAATAAGCTGACGGATATCAGATTTGAGGTACTGCTGCCGAACCAAGCGTACCCCTTTGCGCTGTACAAGGACGGGACTTTTAGAGCTCCGTCCTATTTTCTAGAGCAATTCGAAAAGCTAAAGGCAAAGAAAAAACCATTCAAATTCAAATTGCTTAGGACGGATCCGCAAGGAAATAGTCTCTTTGATACGTCCCTAGATGTGACGCTTGAAAGCTACACTGTCACAGAGGACGCAAAGGAGGGCTTTGATGTGAAAGTCTCCATTGAGCTGAAGGAGTACCGGGAATACGGTGTGACGACAATCAAAGTGAAGAAAGATAAAAAATCGTCAAAATCAAAAGTGACAAAGAAAGAGTCGAAGAAAAGCAGCTCAAAGAAAAATAAGGGCAGCAGCTACACGGTGAAGCCCGGGGATACCCTTTGGGCGATTGCCAAGAAGTTTTTAGGCAGCGGCAGTAAGTGGAAGACCATTTACAACGCCAATAAATCTACCATTGAAAAGACAGCTAAGAAACACGGCTATGCATCCAGCGCCACCGGCCACTGGATTTTTCCGGGAACAAAGCTGACTATACCAAAGGGGTGATGTTATGTCTGACTTAATTGATGTGGCAAAGGGTGAGCTTGGGTATAAAGCCTCAGAGAGCAACACCAAATACGGTAAATGGTATGGGACACAAGGACCGTGGTGCGCCATGTTTGTCAGCTGGTGTGCGAATCAAGCCGGAGTTAAGACCTCTGTTGTGCCGAAGTTTGCCTATGTGCCAACCGGTATGACCTGGTTCAAGAACAAGGGCAGGTACAAAGGGCGCGGTTCTTATACTCCAAAGCGAAATGATATCGTCTTCTTCGGCGGCGGCAACCATGTAGGCATTGTAGAGAAAGTCAGTGGTCAGACGCTGCACACTATTGAGGGGAATACCACAAACAGTGTGGCGCGCCGGCAGTATGCTTTGAGCAATTCTTACGTAACAGGATTTGGACTCGTGCATGAGCATATCACTTCTTCTGGTACGAAAAAAGACGGTAAGAAAAAGGATTCAGCTGAGGAATTAAAATACCTGAAACAAGTGCTGGCGCAGCAGGAGAAGCTGGACAAGAAGGTCAGCCAGGAGGTTAAGGAGTATGAAATATCCTCAGTAAAGGTGCATACGGTCAAAATACAGCTGATTGTTAAGCATAACGACAAATACTACGAGCTTCCGGTAAAAGACGGCATGAAGGTCACCTGGGAGCGCAAAAATGCCCCTGGGAAACTGACATTCACTACAATCCAAGACAGCAAGCGGAAGATTTACAATGGTGACTCAGTTACGCTGAAAGTAGGTAGCACCAATTTCTTTTTTGGCTTTATCTTTACGTTGAAACCGCAAAAGGACGGCAGCCTTGATGTGACGGTGTACGACCAGCTGCGGTACTTCAAGAACAAAGATACATACATGTACAAGAAAAAAACGACGACGCAGCTCATCAGAATGATTGCAAAGGATTTTGGTTTGCAGGCAGGAACCCTTGCCAATACGAAAATGGCGTTCAGCCGAATCGATGACAACATGACCCTCTTTGACATTGTGGGAAACAGCCTGGACGAGACGCTGATGAGTACGGGAAAAATCTATACATTGTATGATGAGTTTGGAAAGCTCAGGCTCAGGGAGCCGTGGAAAGTCAACGTCCTTATCGACAGCGAAACTGGCCAGGATTATAACTACAGCCGTTCCATCGATGACGGCGTGTATAACCAGATTAAACTTGCCTATGAAAATGAAGAAACCGGCAGCCTAGACCTATATGTCAGCAAGTCCTCCAAATCAATCAACAAGTGGGGACTTTTGCAGTACTTTGAGAAGATTGATGATCCAAAGGTAGCAAAACTAAAGGGAAAAGTTCTCCTGAAGATGTACAACAAAGTCGCGCGGACGCTTAAGATATCTGGTGCTTTCGGCTCGACGAGGGTGCGTGCAGGGTGTCTACTTCCGGTGCTAATGACGATTTACGATGTGAAGGTGTCTAACTATCTTCTGGTGGACAAAGTGACCCATGAGTTTTCTGCTGGCCAGCATACCATGGACTTAGAACTAAGTGGAGGTGATTTCGATAGCAGCTACTAACATGACACAACTAATTAAGCAGATAGCAGCGGAGGCTGTGGCTGCAGGAAAGCCTTGTGATATTATTACCGGAACTGTGATTTCGGTAAAACCATTAAAGATAAAAGTTTCTCAGAAGCTGACGCTGTCTGAGGATTTTTTGATTTTGGGAAGAAATGTTTCAGACTACGAGACAGAGATTACGCTTCCCGGGAGTGTAGGCAAGTCGAAGGTGACGATACACAATGCCCTAAAGAAGGGCGACACTGCAGTGATGATTCGTCAGGCAGGCGGTCAGCGCTACTTGGTGATTGATAAGGTGGTGGTATAAATGATTCCAAATCCTGATGCATACGAACTGGACGAAGAACAGGAAAACGATTTTGAAGAGGGCGTGATTCCCGATAAGACCTATCAGCTGGATTTTGAGAACCTGCGAATTGCTGGACTTGTCGATGAGATGACAGCAAGAAAGCAGGCCATCAAGAAAATCATCATGACAGAAGCGGAAGAGTATCTGATTTACGATGAAAACTACGGCTGCGCTTTGGTGGATTTAATCGGTGAGCAACCGCCGCTGGTGCAGTCTGAAGTAAGGGACAGTATCAGAGAGGGCATACTCGCCGACGATAGATTTGAGTCAGTGACCTTTACGGAGGAAAAGCTGCAGAGAGGAAAGTTATATTTGTCGCTAACAGTGACCTGCGTAGACGGTGAAGAAATTGAAGTAGAGGAGGTGGAAATCGATGTTTGAGGAGAAGACCTATGAATCTTTGATGGAAGAAATGCTGGACACGGTGGACGAAACCATCGATACCCGGCAAGGCTCTGTAATCTATGATGCGGTGGCGCCTATGGCGCTGGAAAACGCGCAGATGTACGTTGACATGGATATCTTACTGTCAGAGACTTTTGCGGACACTGCCAGCTATTATTATTTGATTAAAAGAGCCGCAGAACGCGGTATCTTTGTCAGACTGGGGATTCCTGCGGTGTTAAAGGCGCAGGCAGAACCGGAAAATATTGATATTCCAATAGATACAGAATTCAGCATTGGAGAACTGAACTACACGGTTACGGAGAATTTGGGGAATGGATTTTTTGCATTAACCTGTAAAGAAGCAGGGAGTGAAGGAAACAACACCGTAGACGACGTGATTCCTTTGGAAGACGTTTCGGGCTTGGAATCAATCGGGATTGTTGGCATTATCACTGCCGGCACTGATGATGAGGACGTCGAACACCTGAGAGAACGGTACTATGCGTCCTTTGACGAAGTTGCGTTTGGCGGAAATAAGGCGGAGTACCGGGAAAAGGTCAACGAGATGAACAACGTCTTCGGCTGTAAGGTGTATCCGGTTTGGAATGGCGGTGGTACGGTGAAGCTGGTTATCCTGGGCGCAGATTACCGTGCAGCGCCTGCGAAGGTAGTCGAGGCGGTGCAAGAGTCTATCGACCCAACAAAAGATGGTAGCGGCGTAGGAATCTCTCCCATCGGACATGTGGTTACTGTAGAGTCAGCTACAGAAGTCGCGCTTCCTATCAGCTGTCAGATTATCTATACCGATGGCTATAGCTGGGAAGACATTAAAGATTCTTTCGTGGACAGCGTGGAGACATATTTGAAGTCTTTGCGTGAGACTTGGGAGGATACAGATGGGCTTGTAGTACGGCAGGGACGCATTGAAAGCATTCTGCTGGACATTCCCGGTGTTGATGATGTGACGGGGGTATCAATTGCCGGCGGATCAGGTAACTATGTGATGGCGGATACCGAAGTACCGATTGTGGGGGAACTCGATGGATAGAAAATTGATTGAATATCTTCCGGAGTTTTTACGAGACTTTCGGGAAATGAAATTTTTGACAGATAAAGAACAGGTGCAGGCGGAGCGGCTTTGGAAAACGCTGGAGTCGATTTGGCAGAACCAGTTCATCGAGACGCTCGGTGAAGAGGGCTGCAGGCGATGGGAAGGCATTTTGCAAATCCATCACAGAGGATATAGGTCCTTAAAAGAACGGCGTGACACGATTCTGAGTAAAATGGCTGAACAAAGACCGTTTACAATACGAACACTGAGGAGAACTCTTACAGCGCTTTGTGGAGAAGATGGTTTTGACATAATGCTGATTCCTGAGGAATATTTTCTGCAGGCGAGAGTAAGGGTTGCAGCGGAAACAACAGACAGGGATGCAAAAGGACTGCTTCGTGCTGTAGATGATTATGTGGAGCGTGTTAAACCTTGCAATCTTACGTATGATTCATCTTTATTTGATAGACATACTGGCATTGCTGGTAGTTATTATGCTTGTGCGGTGTCCACATCAAAAACTTATACTATGGAGGTGGCTACATAATGGCATCGTGGAATAATGTAACGAAAACGGAACAGGGTCTGGCACTGGAACAGAAACTGTTGACACAGGAAAAACCGCTACGGCTTGTGTCAGCAAGGAGCGGTGCGGGAAAGGTGAATCCGACCCAACTTGTTAAACAGACAGCGGTTTCAGATCCAAAACAGACACTTGAGTTAAGACCTGTGTATTTATCGGAGGAGAATACAGCAACGATTCCGGTAATGCTTTCCAATGCCGGACTTGCGGAAGGGTACACCTTATATCAGGTAGGCATTTATGCAGAGGACCCAGACGGCGGAGAAGTGCTGTATATCATCGCCCAGACGGATATTATCAGCGGTGAAAGCGTGCCGGGAGCTGCGGAATCCGCAGGATATTCCATTGACTGGAATATCGCCGTAAAGGTTAGCAAAGCATCATCTATCGAAGTTGCGGTAAACGAAGCAGGGAAGCTGACATTATCACAGGCAGATGCGCTGTATCTACGAAAAGAAACGATGGATGACGCTCTTTCCGGCAAGGTGGATAAGGTAACAGGAAAGGGATTATCCACGAATGACTATACGACTGCTGAGAAAAACAAGGTTACGAATCTTCCGGCGGATACCAATGCCACACTGGGCAATAAAGTGGACAAGGTACCTGGCAAAGGGCTATCGACGAATGATTTTACTAATACCTACAAAGCAACGCTGGACGACCTGCCGGACGAAATAGAGCAAAACAGCAAGATTGACGCTGCCACTTCTGACCGTTACGGTCTTACAAACGGAACGCCGTCGCAGGCTTTTGACAGAGCAGTACAAATTCTGACAGCGACAATCCCGGCGGCTGGCTGGAGCACTGAGGCGAACGCAGAGGGCTGGTTTACTAATCAGGTAACCGTCACTGAAATGAAGATGGCGTACAACCCGGTACTTGATTTAGTCATCACGTCCGCAGCAATGGCAGAAGACGAGCGGGCGGCATTTGGACTGATTATGGAGTGTGAAACATTTGACGGATATGTGATTGCTAAGGCGCTGGAAATACCGGAAATTGATATTAACGTAAGATTTACAGGAGTTTAATTATGGGAAAGGCGAAAATTATAGGTGGCGGTGGTGGAATAAACATAAGAAATGGTATTGAACTACTTGGATATAGCACAGATGCTGATATTGAATCTGGAAATTTTGTACAGCGGATTGACAATAGCTATGCATTTTCAGCAGTACCAGGTGCAAGAAAAACAGCGATTATAAAACAGTGTGAAATTGACGATACCCATGTAGCTGTTGCGTATGCGATAACGGAAAGTGGGGCCACGGGTGCGGGTACTACTTATGGGCATATATATGTTTACATCGTTACATTGGACGATGATACACGTTCGCTAACGAAATCCACAGTGCTGGACTTAGGGTATGTAGGACCTGTAGGAGCATTAGATATGTCATGTAGGACTAACGGAAAAATCATTATCGGGTATGGACAGTATTATTCTTCTGGAAAATCTTCCTATGACACAGTGCTTGTACAAGTATCAGTTAATTACAGCGATATGTCAATTACGAAAGATTGGACTAAGCTACTGCGTTCATCGGGGTCATCGGGAAGGTATCAGCAGGACATGCATATGTTTTGGTTAGACAAAGATGATGACAGGATGTTGTTGTTCGTAGATGGCGGAAGCAATAATTGGCTTGCTTGCATGATTGTGCAGTTTACAAACGATTCAAATAATCCATACGTGATAATAACCCAAGAAAAAGCGACGGGCGACCCAAGAAACGATTATTACATTGATATTACACGACTTGACGTAAATCACTTGCTTATGGTTTATTCAGAGAGAACATATGAGGGAGATGGTTTGTGTGCACGAGTTATCACGATAGATGATAATGATGAAATAACCTACGGCACGAAACTAAAGGTTGACCCTACATACAGTAATTACAGAGTAATCTCGGTTCCGAGTGCACATACACAAATCAGTGATAATAAATTTTTGATATTGTGGGCAGCAAAATCTTCTTCTTCTGGCGTGGAGAGTAGGCTAAAAGGCGCTATCTTAACGATTTCCGATGCTTTTGTATTGTCTAGTACATCTGCAACAATTGACATCCCTATGCAGAATAAAAACGCTACGAGTGGAGTCTATCTGCTCACAGCCTTTGATTATATAAATACAGAACCATTACTCATATATACCAGTTATCCGGATTTAGTAACATCATGGGTCCATGTGGACGCAAGCAATATCGTTACAGCCACTGTTATTAAAAGTGGTATTGCAACTGGTACAGATGTAGGTTCCGGAAGTCTGAAGAGTATAAGCACCGTGGAGAAACCTATAATACATGCAAATTCCATTGTATCAATAGCCAGTGTTTCACACGGAGTCGGTACGGCTTATCCGGACAATATCTGGATACCGTTATTTGAGACTTGGGATATCAGTACTGACCGGATAGATGGAGTTGCAAAAAATAATATGAAATACAACTCAAGCGGTAAAGTTATAATTCTAGGAAATATGGAGGAATAACGCTATGAACATAATTGTAGATAGAATATCACATGTATTGGTGGATTTTGACACGGAAGTTGAGTACATGAGCAACGGTTATCCCAGACTGGTGAACAAAGATATTGCATTTGTTGCTGATGATGTTGAGGTTTGTACAGGTGTGGATATACCGGAAAACGTTGTAGTGGGCAAGTACTGTTATACTGCAGAAAACGGATTTTATGAAAATCCTGATTACGTAGAGCCGAATCCATACGGCATCCCTGACGAACTGGTGGAACAGATAAAAAATGATACTATCGCACAAGTGCAGGAAGGAGTTATCAATGGGAAAATGTAAAATTATGTATGGGGGGGGGGCAAGGCTTAAAAGTGAAAAACTCAATGCAAAGAAATGTTATAAACGCTACTGACAAGAAAATTGAAGGCAATGTATTTTTGCAAAGAACACCTAGTGCGGATATCAATAATGTTGCTAATATATCTTACAGCGAAAATTATATCCAAAGCCCTGCATATTTAAAGACCTGTACAGCAGAACTTACAGATCACAGTGTACTAATTTGTACGCAGGGATATGGCGATTATGTTACTTCCTCAGAAGTGCATATTACTATAATTAAAAACATAGATAATATAATTTTTCACTCTAATACTTTGGACATAAGTTTAGTCGGAAAAGGCTATAAACTAATGGACCGTTTAAAGAGTATAGGCTGTGCAGAGGATAGTAATGGCAATATTATGATTGTAATGGAATTTAGACAAATTGGTTACGACTCTGGCGTTAGTAATTTAGTGTACCAACAGATTAATAACAATAGCATGAATCTTACTGCTGGCAGCTTTTCGTACAATATGTCTTTTTACTCATTTTCGGATTTAGCCCAGAATGGTCAAGAGGCTGTACAAAATATAAAATATATTAATGGGGTGTATACGCATGCTTTTGCATATACGCCAAATCAAATTTCGAGCAGTACCGCCCAGTATTTTAGTGCGATACTTTTAGTATTTCGTCCAAATGCGTCTACAGGATTTACTGTAGAAAAAACTACATTTTCAGAACATCAAACCAGCGCTTCAGCATGCGTTTTTATCAATTCGCATGTAATAGGTCCATTTTTGATAAGTGTATTTTGTGTTAGGGGGTATTTAACGTGTTACGTGACGGATCTTACTAAAATTACCACAAATATTTATAAAAGTGTGTCCGATAACGTAGCAACAACGGTAAGTAATACATATGGTGCATTCAGCGCAGTGCTTGGAACTAATAATGTGTTTGTGGAGTCTCTTTATATAAATCAATTATATAGAGGGATTCAGGTGCTAATTGCAGATGACGGTACACCAACTATTACAAAGGTGATACCAACCAAAAAGTTTACAGAATTCACTTTTCGCGACGGATATTCGCATTGGGCAAGCAAAGTTATAGATGACTCGAAAGTGCTGGTAAGTATGTATTTTAACAAAAGCTCTTCAAATTGGTTTGCTGCGGCACTGTTTTCTTTGGAGGACAATGGTGAGATTGTCATAAAATCCACTAAAGTTGCGCCGGTGGTTAATCAAAACAATCTCAGCTCGTTTAGCGGATTGTTTAGTCAGAATTCTGGCTACTATATAGCACCTTTAAAATCAAATTTGTGCTATATGAATGTATGTATCGCCGAATCCGGGGACTTAATGGTAGACGTGATTAAGGATTGGACATCAGCCACAAGACCTTTACTGGCTTGTGCAGATGGCATAAAATTATTACTAATAGATATTAATGATATTAAAACGTTCGACTCCGAGAATGCGCAAGAGATTGATGCAGAAAAAACAAAAGACTACAGCGTTGAGAATCTTTATATCAGGTCTAAACTTTTGTGGGGAACGTATATAACTACACAATCCAATACAACTACTGTTGACATATTCGTAAAACCTATCAACTTAAACCTGAGTACAGGCGAATTTACGCATTATGTAAAGCCGTATAATGATTTGCTATATGGTGTGTCAAAAAAAGCGATGCTTCCAGGATCGGTAGGCGTTGCTTATGTGCCTGAGGCTATACCAGAAGCTACTGCATATGGATTATCTTACAGTATGGTTGATAGGGTAGTCGATGAAATTAAACGGGAGGTAATAAAAAATGCTAACTAATAAACAAAAGGAACTGATAGGAGTGCTTAAAGGATCATTGCCAACCGCCCCAGATGAGGTAGCGTTGCAACACGCAGACTGGTATCCAGTGTGGCGCCCGGAGATTTGCGTCAAGGTTGGGGACAGGCTTACATATGATGGCGCTTTATACCGGTGTCTGCAGGAACACGACACGCAGGAAACCTGGACACCAGTAGATGCACCTAGTCTTTGGGCAAAGGTGCTTATCCCAAATCCGGACATTATCCCGGCGTGGGAGCAGCCTGACAGCACTAATGCGTATGTAGCAGGTGACAAAGTAATCCATAACGGTAAAACGTGGGAATCCTTAGTTGACGGTAACGTATGGGAGCCGGGTGCCGTAGGAACAGAAAGTCTGTGGGCGGAAGTAACGGAGTAAAGGAGTACATATGACAGAAATTATGACAGCGGCGATTACCGCAGCAGGATTGATTGTTGTCCAGCTGATAGTGTCCAGTAAACAGCAAAGAGCGCAGGACATTAAGGTTGATGCGGCGCTAGCTGAAGTCAGAAAAGATATCCAGCGTCTTGAGGAAAAGCAGGACAAGCATAACAATCTTATCGAGCGCACCGCAGTTCTGGAGCGAGATGTGAAAACAGTATTTAAGCGCGTAGACGAAAACAAAGCGGAAATAGCATATTTAGAACATAAAGGAAAGTAGGAGGTATGAAAATGAGTAAGAAATGGCTTAAAGCAGCAGGAATCAGAGCAATTAAGACGATGGCACAGGCAGCCGTTGCCATGATTGGGACAAGCGTGGTACTAACAGATGTGAGCTGGCAGGTAACGGTGTCAGCTGCAGTTTTAGCCGGAATTTTGTCGTTGCTTACAAGCGTGGCAGGGCTGCCGGAAGTCGATGAAAAATAAACAACCTTGTCCGCAGGAACAAGGCGTGGTATAATACATATAGTCAAGAGTAAGCCATAAAAGCGGTTGACCTTCGGAAAGGGGAACCGAATGTCTGACTACGAAATCCTCGTCATCGTATTGATGATTATTGGGATTGTCAGATGGGATAACCACCGAAAATAAATAACCGCCCAGGCTGCAATCCAATAGGCGGTTATTTGAAACATAATTCAAATTCTACTTAGAGGGTCGGCCGCTTGGCTTTCCTCTTGACTCCAATATACCACGAAAAAAGAGATTATGCAATAGTCAATTTACCCTGCACTCCGCAGGGCTTTTTATTTTGGAGGTGTATTATGGCAAAGAAACCAATTTTATTCTATTTATCTGCAGGGCACGGCGGCAGCGACCCCGGTGCCGTCAGCGGAAAGTTTGTGGAAGCAGATATGGCAAGAGTTGTGATGGCAGCATGCAGAAAGGAATTGCTGGCGCACAAGGGGCGTACATACAAGGTTGCATACCCGGAAAAGGACGGTAGCGGCATGTCACTTGCGGCGCACGTTGCTGACATGGCGAGGTACAAAGCGAAAGGCTACAGAGTAGTGTCCGTTGACGGACATTTTAATGCCGGTGGCGGCGATGGTGACGAAGTCTGGGTATGGAAGGGCACCGTGACAAAGAGTCGCCTCGGCAAGGTGCTAGCTGATCTGATTATCGCGGAACTGAAAAAGGAAGGGCAGAACACCAGAGGCGTTAAGTATACCAATGACCTGTACTTCCTCAAGGGCGTTGGCGTGCCAGTACTGGTGGAATACGGCTTTTTGGACAACAAAACCGACCGGAAAGGTTTTGACACAAAAAAAGAGCTAGAGGCTTACGGCAAGGCGACGGCAAGAGCGCTGATTAAGTACTGGGAGAAGTATAAATAGAGCAATTTACGGTTCTTGTCTTTGCGACACAATTATGATATAATTATGCCATGAAAGGAGCTGATTCTATGCCAAGAATAATTCCAATAAGGGATCTGAAAGATACCGCAGCAATCTCTCAAATGTGCAATGAATCCATGGAACCGGTTTATATCACAAAAAACGGATATGGCGATATGGTTATCATGAGTATGAAAGCTTATGAAGAAAAACTATGGATGCAGGAAATTTATGCAAAATTAGCAGAAGCCGAAGCGGAAGTTAGCGAAGGAAAGCTTGTAGAGGCACGTACCGCATTAAACGATTTAAGAGGAAAGTATGGGTTATAAGGTAGTTGAAACAGAGCAGGCGGTGCAGGACTTAGATGGGATTTTGGGATATATTGCAAATTCCCTCGCAAATCCTTCAGCCGCTGCAGCATTTGCCGATGAGGTTGAAAAATGCTATACTAATCTTGAGGGCATGCCTTTGATGTATGAGCAGTGTCGTGATTCACGACTTCGTGTGCTAGGATATCGCAAAGCTGTAATCAAAAACTATATTCTGATTTACAGAGTAGGGGAAAAGGAGAAAACTGTTTATATTCTTCGGCTTTTCTATTGCAGACAAAACTATGGAGATTTAGTTTGACTACAAAATTTTAGCCAGGGCATTAACCCTGGCTCTTTTCATTTTTTGCAATTCGCTGATATTCACGGATAACCATCTCTTCAAGCCATGGAGCAGGAGTACGCTTCCCTGCTTCCCAGTCCTGCTGCGTGCGCGCGGGAATGCCCAAAATCTCATAGACTTGTTTCTGCGTTAATCCGGCAGCTTTACGAGCCTCTTTAATCTTACTTTCCATCTTTTTTCTCCTTGTAATACTTACATAGTTCAACAACACCGTAAATGATTGTGCAGACAATGACTGCAATGCCAATATATCCTACGATTCCCATAGCTGTTGACACACGAAAATTTTAAGGGTAAAATATAGTCAGACGGGGGCTTTCGCCCCGGTGCTCACAGCAGGTATGTATCTACCAGCAGGAGCACCAGTCCTGATACCAGACCTGCGATTATGTTGTCGGCTATACTATGTAATCGCGGGTCTTTTTTCTTATCATGTTTACCCAT